TATGTTGCGGGAGAGTATATCAAAGAAAACCAACTCGCAATTGAATCAGGTCTCAAAATGGAGATTATGGAAAATTTCATGTCTGGTATCAAAGGTGTTTTCGAAGAAAACTATATCGAACTCCCAGAAGAGAAACTAGACCTGTATAGTGAAGCTCTTGAAACTCTTGATTCGAAAGAATCTGAGTTGAATGAGCAATTTGAAAAGAATATTCAACTGAACAAAAGATTGGTTGAATTGGAAAAAGACATCGTATTAATGAATGTTACCGAAGGACTCACAGACACCCAAGTTGATAAAATTAGAAATTTGAGTGAAAATGTCGAATTCGATAACACTGATGATATGGCGCAAAAAATCACATTGATTAGAGATAATTATTTTCCGTCTGAGACAAGCGTTGAAAGCGGTATTCTTGATGAAAGTGCATTAGAAACTTCGGTAGAAGATTCGCCAGTGGTTCAAGAGGAAAATAAAGTTCAATCGCCTAGGACTATCATGGATGTGTACGCACACGCCTTGAATAAACCTAAAGATTAAATTTTTATAAATAATAAATGATAACATATAAAATCTACTAAGGAGATAAAAACATGCACGATTTAAATGAAAATTATGTACAAGGCCTGAAAGAAAAGTGGGCTCCAGTACTCGATCACGAAGACCAAGCGCCTATTAAAGACGCATATAGAAGAAATGTAACTGCAATTCTTCTAGAAAACACAGAACAGGCAGTTCGTAAAGAAAATGCTCTGGGAAGTCAATCAATGCTGTCAGAAGCAGATGTAGTCGCAAACGTAGCACCTACTGCTGCGGCTGGTGGTGCTCTGCAATATGCAGACCCAGTGATGATTTCTATGATTCGCCGGACTATGCCAAACCTGATGGCGTTTGACGTTCTTGGTGTGCAACCAATGACAGGACCAACCGGTCTTATCTTTGCAATGAAGTCAAACTATTCTACTCAAGGTGGAACAGAAGCTCTGCACAACGAAGCAGACACCGGATTTTCTGGTGATGATGCTGCTGGAAACGCACATGCAGGAACAGACCCATTTGGCGGTTCGTCAATTACTGGTGCTACTGAGGGAATTGGTGGTATCGTTACTGAAAGTGCTGCTGGTTTCACAACCGCTGGTGGTGGTACAACTGCTCAATTCGAAAAATTGGGTGACGCTGTTACCTCTGGTGCTCCAACTGCTGATGGTCACTTCAACCAAATGGCATTCAGTATTGACCGCACTTCGGTTACTGCAAAAACTCGCGCACTCAAGGCAGAGTATACAACTGAATTGTCGCAAGACTTGAAAGCTGTACACGGTCTGGACGCAGAGTCAGAACTGTCAACTATTCTTTCGACAGAAATCAATGCAGAAATCAACCGCGAAGTTCTGCGTACTCTTTACGATCAAGCCAAATTGGGTTGTGTCGCACAAACTTCAAATAAAGGTATCTATGACCTTGCGACCGACACTTCTGGTCGTTGGACTGTTGAAAAAATCAAAGGTTTGATTTATCAACTAGAACGTGAAGCAAATGTAATTGCAAAAGAAACTCGTCGCGGTAAAGGTAACATGGTTATCTGTTCTGCTGATGTTGCTTCTGCTCTTGCAATGGCGGGCGTACTTGACAATAACCCACAAATGTCAGTGAATATTTCTTCGGATGATACTGGACAAACATTTGCTGGTGTTATGAACGGTCGTATGAGAGTTTATATCGATCCATATTTCTCTGCTTCCGGTGCTTATGACTTTGCAATGGTTGGTTATAAAGGTTCTTCAGCTTATGACGCTGGTTACTTCTATTGCCCATATGTTCCAATGCAAATGGTTCGCGCTGTTGGTGAGAACACATTCCAACCAAAAATCGGTTTTAAAACCCGTTATGGTATGGTTGCTAATCCATTCGCTGGCTCTGCTCGTACTGCTTCTGCAGCAGGCGCTTTCCCAACTGATGGTAACAGATACTACAGACTTATCAGAGTTGACAACATCAACGTATAAGTTTAAAAAATACTGCAAAAATAATGCAGGAACTTCGGGGGGATTTTTATCCCCCCTTTTTTTATGACTAAATAGTAGTGTAATCAGGAGAGAATAATTGAAATATACAGATGTAAATTTTATGAATACTCAATCATTTCAGATCGATATTCCACTAGCTCCTTCTGTCAATGAATGGGTACAGTCTGTAAGCGTGCCAGGAATTACTCTTGGAGAAGCAAACATAGAAACACCATTTGTTAGACAACCTGAGCCAGGCGATAAACTTATATTTTCGCCGCTTTCTTTTTCTTTCATAGTAGACGAAGAAATGAAAAACTGGACCGAAATGTTTAATTGGATGATGGCTCTAGGATTTCCAGAAAATCTTCAACAATATGGTGTCATGCCCCATAATGTTAATAGAGTTTCAGATTTACAAGTAACATGTGACATAAATTTACTTGTATTCAATAATCAAACAAAACCAATCTTAAAATTTAAATTGTTTGGTTGTTTTCCAATTGCTCTGGGAGACATGCCATTAAATGTTGCAGGCACAGATTCAGAAACACCTATCTGTACCGGAGACCTTATGTATAGAAATTATGTAGTTGAAACTATAACTTAATATTATTGAAAGAACATTATGGAAGAAAAATATTCAGTGAAAATGGCTGAGTTGATGAAAGAGTCTGAAACGGACATTAAAATCAATTTTTTAAGACTAGAAGAAGAGTTGCCACACAATCAAAATTTGATTGGTAAGTGGATGACATATCAACAGGTTTATCAGACAAAATATCAATTTTTAGAACTCGACCATAGAATTGTTGTGGCCGAGAAAACGAAATACTACACCGGAAAACTATCCGAAGATGAAATTCTTGCAAAAGGTTGGGAGATAGAAGGCACAAAGATTCTCAAAGCAGATCTGCATGTCTGGACAGATAGCGATTTAGATATTGTCAAATCCAAAAAGAATTTATTGATATTGAAACAACTTATACAGTTAATTGACAAGACTTTAGATATTCTTATAGATCAAAAAAAGTGGACTATTAAAAATTATATAGATTATAAGAAATTTATTGAGGGTAATTAATGAGTAGATTTTTCGTGAAAAAATTAAATGAGGTACATATTGAAATAGATGCCTCAGAATTTCACATGTTAAAAGAATTGGTGGACTATTTTACATTCAAAGTGCCAGGCGCTGAGTTTATGCCGTCTTTTAAAAATAAAGTATGGGACGGTAAGATACGGATGTTCAATCCTATCAATAGAAAATTATATCTTGGATTGTTAAACCACCTAGATTACTTTTGCAGAAAAAATAATTACACTGTAGAATTTGAAAATGATTTAACGGATACAAATTTTTCAATAGAAAATCTGGCCGAGTTGGTACGACATATAAACCCCCACAGCCAGGGAAAACCGATAGGTTATAGGGACTATCAATTAGACGCCATACATCACTCCATCGTAAACAACAGGACGCTTCTGGTGTCGCCCACTGCGTCTGGCAAGTCATTAATTATCTATACCCTGTGTAGATTTTACAACATGCACCCAAAAGTAAAATTAAAGAAAATTTTAATCATTGTTCCCACGGTATCACTTGTGCAACAAATGTATGGCGACTTTAAAGACTATGGATGGAATGTCGAAAAGTATTGTCATAAAATATCTGCCGGTATTGACAAAAATACAGATAAGAAAGTTGTCATATCAACTTGGCAATCTATCTATAAAATGGGGTTTGACTATTTTGATCAGTTTGGAGTTGTCATAGGCGATGAATGTCATTTATTCAAGGCCAACTCACTGAATAAAATTATGGACAAAATGACAAACTGCAAATATAGATTTGGCACAACTGGTACACTGGACGGCACGAAAACTCATAAACTGGTTTTATCTGGTATGTTTGGCGATGTAAAACAGGTGACTACAACCAAAGCTTTGATCGACAGTAAAACTCTTGCAGATTTTAGAATCAACTCTATCGTTCTCAAATACAAACCCGAAGATTGTAAATATATAAAAACTCTCAAATATTCTGATGAAGTCGAATGGATCGTAACGAACCCTAGAAGAGCTGCATTTATAAAAGACTTGACATTGACGCTAAAAGGTAATACATTAGTTCTATATAACTTTGTTGAAAAACATGGCATACCAATGCATAAAATGATAGAAGAGTCTGCTGAAGAAGGTAGGAAGGTATTTTTTGTAAGTGGAAATGTAAAGGCGGATGTAAGAGAAGAAATAAGACATACAACTGAACAGGAAAGTAATGCAATCATCGTGGCCTCATATGGCACCTTTTCAACTGGTATAAATATAAGGAACTTGCACAACGTAGTATTTACTTCTCCCTCTAAAAGTAGAATCAGAAATCTACAATCTATTGGCCGGGGCCTCCGAAAAGGAAATGGAAAGACATCGGCTGTATTATACGACATTGCAGATGATTTAAGGTATAAGACTTATATGAACTTCGCCATACGACATTTTTATGAGAGAATAAATATTTACAACGAAGAAAAGTTCGAATTCAAAATCAATGAGGTAAATCTTTATGACTAATGAAGGAAAAAATATGTCAGAATATAAAGTATTACGACTTATGACAAAAGAAATAATCATTTGTAAAATAGATAATTCTGGGCCGGAATCTACTCAGTGGTGGACACTAGAAGATCCGTTTGAAATAAAATCTTTTATGAATCCAAATACAGGAGATTTTAATTCCACACTTATTGATTGGTTGCAATTTTCTTCGTCAACCGAAACAAAAATAAGCTTAAATGATATTTTAACGGTTTCTGATCCAGACGGAGAAGTTTTAGAACATTATATTTCTATAGTCAAAAGAAAAAAAGGGATTGTTGAATATCAAGTAAAGGATAGTGGTGAAGCCTTAGAATTAGTAGAAAAAATAAAATCAAAAGAACTAGAACCTTCATTCGAGGATTATATGGAAATCCTTAACACCAATAAAGTATATCATTAATTAATATTCTTTAAAGGTACACATACCTATTGTAACACCGAAATATTACCCTGTCAAGAAGAAAAACAAAATTATTTTCTATTGACATGATCTTTTTTCTGTGGTATCATAGAGTAATTATATTGACAAGGATATGTTATGGCAAAAAAACAGAAAAGAAATCACTATGTTGACAACAAGCAATTGTTGGCTGCAATGATTGTTTACAAAGATGAAGTGAAAAATGCATTAGAAAAAGAGACCGAAAGGCCTAGGGTTCCCAACTACATAGGGGAATGCATCATGAAGATTGCACAACACCTATCCTATAAACCTAATTTTATCAACTATACTTACAAAGATGAAATGATATCCGATGGTATAGAAAACTGTCTTTTGTATATAGATAATTTTAATCCAGAGAAGTCAAGCAATCCATTCGCATATTTCACTCAGATTATCTACTACGCCTTTATTCGCAGAATTCAGAAAGAAAAGAAACAGACTTATGTGAAGTACAAATCATTAGAGAATCAAGAATTGATAGATGAGATTATGCAAGGCCCTAATGGTACTCCGGTAAAAAATAATTTTATGGAATTTATTCAGTCAAATATGGATGATTTTCTTTCAGACTTTGAGGAAACTCAAAGGAAGAAAAAAGAAAAGGCCAAAGAAAAAAGAAATAGTAAGGAAACTGAAACTCCATGAAAATCGCTTTGATTACGGACACCCATTTCGGTGCGCGTGGTGACTCTTTGTTGTTCCATGAATATTTTATGAGGTTTTATGATGAAGTCTTTTTTCCTTATCTCGAAGAAAATAATATTGATACTATTATTCATCTCGGCGATGTTACTGATAGGCGGAAGTTTATCAACTACAATATTCTGGACGGGCTAAAGTCTGGATTTATCGAAAAGATGAAAAAATATGACACTTATTTTATTATTGGTAATCACGATGTGTATTATAAAAACACAAACCGTATTAACTCTATGGAACAACTTTTCGGTGATAGTTTCAAAACTTATACAGAAGCGACTACTCTTAATATTGGTGGTGTTGATATTTGTTTTGTGCCTTGGATAAACTCTGAAAATCATAATCAAACAGTAAAACATATCAAAAAAACAAAAGCAAAGATTGCTTTGGGACATTTAGAATTGAATGGATTTGAAATGATGCGCGGTATCAAGTGTGAGGCTGGTATGGACGTAAAGCTTTTCAAAAAGTTTGACTTGACATGCTCGGGACACTTTCATACAAAATCAAGTCAGGGTGCAATTCATTATTTGGGTGCGCCTTATGAAATGTTTTGGAACGATTGCAACGATACAAAAGGGTTTCATATCCTAGACACAGATGATAATGATTTGGATTTTATTACTAATCCTTTTAACATGTTTCATAAAATCTGGTATGATGACTCGAAGTCTATGATATATCCAGAAGATTTGAAAGACAAGTATGTAAAACTTATTGTCGTAAACAAATCGGATCAATTAAAATTTGATATTTTTATTGATGATCTGTATAAATCAGGCGTTGCTGATTTGTCTATTGTAGATGATACTGATTTTGAGTTTGAGGAGTCTGGAGATGTAGATACAACAGAAGATACCATGTCACTGCTGACAAACTATATTGACAATTATGAGATCGATGTAGACAAAAATAAATTGAAACAAATTATGCAGGAACTTTATGTTTCTGCCCTAAGAGGTGAATAATGATAACATATAATTATGATGAATTTATGGTGGATTGTTTTGGCGAATATACCAAACCAACTTTAATGGAATTTAGGTATGAGTCCGAACAGACATATACAGCTGACAGACTATCTTTATATGAGTACTCCCTCAAACTATCAGAAGATGATATTAGACATTCCGATTTTGATTCTTGGTCACAAACTCTATATACCGGATTTATTGAAAATTTTGAATATATGATGAGACTTTGGTTTGAAAAACATGTTGCTGTGAAAGATATGGATAATTTTCTTCGTTTCAATGTGCAGAGAACTAGTGACAAAATTGAAAACGGTTATGTTATAGACGGCCGCAAAGAAATCACTAGTGGACGACTACTCAGAAATATATCATATAAAGGTATATATCGGGATACTGGAAAATCAAATTCATCAGAAAAATGTTCTTTGTTGGATACCTTTACAGGATTGGCAATAAACAAGTTTAATATTTCTTGTTTGCTAACACCAAAGGTTGCAGAATTTATATCACAAGGTAGGTATGACGATTTCTTTGCAATATTGCGCGGTACATCAAACAGGGCTTCTATTTTCAATCCATATACATATAGTTGGATTTTGAATAACATATTTCCAGACGGCAAGAAACTTTTATCTCCGGTTATGTCATGGTGTAGCCCTGTAATTGGTCTTGCAAATTCTGGTTATGATGAAATGGTTGCTATAGATGTGATTCCCGAAGTAGTCGAAAAGTCAAGATTATTACATGAATATAGTGAAGGTTTGAGAAATGGATTTTTCGTTGATGATTCTAAAACGGCAGAGTTTTATTGTTGTCCATCTGAACAACTAGACAACCGACATAATTTTAGTGAGAAATATGCAGAACATTTTGACACTGTATTTTTTTCGCCGCCTTATTATGATTTAGAAGTATATACTGGTGGAGAACAGTCACATGAATCTTTCCAGACATATGAGCAGTGGTTGGACGGATATTGGAGACCTACTGTAGAATTGTGTTATCGTTGCCTCAAGCCTGACGCGACATTCAGTTTTGTGATTGTGCATGATTACGGGCCCGCCGGTAAAAAAACACCAATCAGCGATGACATGAAGAGAATTGCTTGTGAATATTTTAAATACGATAAATTAGTAAATATTTCTTGGGGTGGGTTTTCTGCCGCAGAAGGTGCTTCTGAGAAACGCAAGGGTTTACTTGAAAATTTCCATATTATGAAAAAGGCCTAAAATGATTGAATTTCAGAAAATCCGGTGGAAAAACTTTCTGTCCACTGGTGATTACTTTACAGAAGTATCATTAAATAATTCTCCGACCACATTGATTGTAGGTGAAAACGGCGCCGGCAAATCTACTATACTTGACGCATTGACATTTAGTTTGTTTGGAAAATCTTTTAGAAAGATTAACAAACCACAACTGGTCAATTCGGTGAATAGCAAAGATTGTGTTATAGAGATAGATTTTAAAATAGGCAAGACCGACTATCAAATTCGCCGTGGTATCAAACCGAATATCTTTGAAATTTATATCAATGGCAAAATGTTGGATCAGGATGCTAAGATTCGAGATAGTCAGGTATATCTTGAAGAAAATATCTTAAAACTAAATTATAAATCTTTCACGCAAACCGTGATTTTGGGGAGTGCGACATTCGTGCCGTTTATGCAATTGAGCGCAAACGACCGCCGAGATATCATCGAGGACATTCTGGACATTAAAATCTTTTCTTCTATGAACGATATTCTTAAAGGTAGGGCCTCTATCTTGAAAGAAAATCTTTTTACAAATGAGAAAAACCGCGAATTGCAGGACTACAAAATTGAGCTGCAAGATAGGACTATTGAAGAGGCGAAAAATACAAAGAAAAATTCTATCAAACTTTTAAAAGAAAAGATCAAAGAAAAAAAGGCCGAACAGTCTTCATTCAAAGAAACTAACAAAAAACTTTCGATTGAAAGAGATGAATTGATTGAGGAAATAGTTGATGAAACAACTATTACAAAAAGTCGTAAAAAATTTGAAAAGCTGGAGACTCAACTTTCAAATAATATTTCAAAGATTAATGCAGAAGTTCGGTGGTTTGAAACAAATGATGTTTGTTCAACTTGTAAACAGGAAATAGATGCAGATCATAAAAATAGTATTGTTTCTGAAAAGGACAACAAAAAACTAGAAATAGAAAACGCCTTGGTTTCCATTGCACAAGAAATCGACACAGTAAATACACGCATAAGTGTAATAGAAACTAAAAAAAATCAAATACTATCTCTTAGAAGCGTTATTGACCAGAATACAAATAAAGGCGAATTTATCCAAAAGAATATTGAAGAATTTGAAAGTGAAATAGAGGTCGCAGAGAGCGATCAGGGAAATGTAAAAACTCTGGAAAAAGAGTTGAAGGCCTTGAGAAAAACTCTCAAAGAATTGGATAATGAACGTAGTGATTTGACAGACACAAAAAACTATTATGTGGTCGCATCTCAGTTTCTAAAAGATTCTGGTGTCAAAACTTCTATCGTGAAATATTACTTGCCGATTATGAATAAATTGATAAACAAATATCTACAGGAAATGGACTTTTATGTTAATTTCACTATGGACGAAAAGTTTTCAGAAAATATCAAGTCCAGAGGCCGCGAAGGATTTACTTATGCCTCATTCTCAGAAGGTGAGAAAATGCGAGTTGATCTTGCATTACTATTCACATGGCGCGAGATCGCGAAAATGAAAAACAGTGTCAATACAAACTTGTTAATTCTTGATGAGGTATTCGATAGTAGTCTGGACGCAACCGGCACAGATGAATTTTTGAAACTGTTGAATGCTCTAGGTGGAAATAATGTGTTTGTAATTTCTCATAAGGGCGATGTTCTTTTTGATAAATTCCAAGATGTCTTACGATTCGAAAAAGTAAAGAATTTTAGTAGAAGGGCAGAGACAGTATGATTTATCATGATGATTATAGAAATGTGATAGATGACTTGAAATATGATTATGTATTTACTTCTCCGCCCGACTTTGAGGAGATAGGGACAGATCCTTCCAAACCAGAAGTATATCAGGAATTTTTAAAAGAGCTCTTTGATAGAATGAATCCTACAAAAAATCTTATTACTGCCTCGGTCACAGACCGAAAGTTTGGTGGAGGAATAGTATCAAAAAGTAGTCTCATAGTCACGACAATGGAATCTATAGGGTATCAATTAAAAGCACACAAGATATGGGTAAAAACTTTAAAAATTGATGGCTGGCGTCCAACTTATGCGAATGTTTTGACATTTGGTAAGGGTAAGACCAAACAAAATTTAGAAAAATCATTCAAACCCGATGTGTGGATACATGACAACGAAAAATATAAAAAATATGCTTATGGCATGGCGATAGATGCAGTTATCAAATGTGTATTGAATTATACGGTCGAAGGTGATGTGGTTTATGATCCTTTCATGGGATCTGGCACAACCGCAGCGGCTGCTATCAGGACGGACAGAAAATATGTTGGATCTGAAATCAATGAGGAATATTTCAAATTATCTCAGGAAAGAATACATGAAGAGAATATTGGAAAAATGTTGACATAGAATGACAAATGTGATATACTTAATACTTATTGAAATTGTGAGAATAAAATGATACTAGACGAAACAGATTCTATATGGGCCGCAGAAAAACTTATGAATTATTTCAAAGATTTTGGACGGATAGATGACTACTTTCGTGCCAGAAAAATTGAAAGAGTGAAAAATATTCCCGCCCCTATGTTTGGATTTAGTATGGAGGATGACCTTTTCCAGAATTTTGACTTGCATCCAGAAGATATGAAATTTCAAGTTGTGTCATGCAGCGGTAAGGAACAACTCAAATTGTTCAATACATTATTGGAAAAAACGGCATCTTTCAGCCCTGACGAAAATCCTGGCAAAACGCTCAAGTTTATGCTAAAAGAAACGACAACAAATACTATTGTTGGATTTGCTAGATATGGTAGCCCATTGATAAATTCTAAACCAAGAAATGATTATTTGGAAGGTGTGCCTGATTTGGATATTTTTAACAAGCGTGCCATAATGGGATTTAATATAGTTCCAGTACAACCATTTGGATTTAATTATTTGGGTGGAAAATTACTTGCAGCTGTTTGTTGCTCTAGTGATATGCGAAGAATGTTGGATGAAAAATACAACACAAAATTCTGTTTGTTTGAAACGACCAGTTTATATGGAAATATCAAAGGAGCGTCAATGTATGACGGCATGAAGCCATACCTTCGATATAAAGGTGATACGCAGTCCAAATTCCTATTGACGCTTGGAGAAGATATTTACTTTGAAATGAGAGATTGGTTTGTCGAAAGAAATAATGGCGAAGATTTAATACATGCTGGTGCTTCAAGTCGAAAACTCAAAACTCAAACAAAAATAGTGGGAGTAATCAAAGCAAGTTTAAAACAAAATAATCCAGAGTTATATACAAAATTTGTTGAAAAAATGAATGAAGCGGGTGACGTAACTACACAGAAACGCTTTTATATGGGCGAATATGGTTATTCTAATGCTAAAGATGTGTTGTTGGGGAAAACTGATACTCTTATAAAAGCACCTAATTATGACAGATTTGAAATGGAAAATATTGTAAAATGGTGGAAAAAAATGGCTAGTAAACGATATGCAAAAATGGTATCAGAGAATAGACTTCGCAGAGAATTAGAGGTATGGAATCAGGATAGCATGAATAAGATTGATATTATCCGATGATAGGTTTTACTTGCGGCGCATTTGATTTGCTACATGCCGGGCATATAGTCATGTTAGAAGAATCTCGCAGTCGGTGCGACTATTTAATAGTCGGCTTGCAGACTGACCCTACCATAGACCGACCAGAAAAAAATAAACCCATACAATCGGTTTATGAAAGATTTGTACAACTCGATGCAGTCAAATATATTGATAATATTATTCCATATGACACAGAAGAGAGTTTAATCGACTTATTGAAATCTCAACATATCGACATTCGATTTGTCGGCGAAGATTATAGAGACAGAGATTTTACAGGTAGTGATCTGCCAATAGAAGTACAATATACCAGCAGACAACATTCCTTTTCATCTTCTGGACTGAGAAAAAGAATTGAAGAAAATTAAAAAAATCTATTGACAAATAGCCAC